TTACGTTACTGTTTTTCCTTTTAGTGGATTATATGAGATGGCATCTTGTAAAAAATCAGGAGCAAAATGAGCATAGGTCAAGGTTTGCATTAATGAACCATGACCTAATATTTTTTGAAGCGTAATAATGCTACCCCCGTTCATCATAAAGTGGGTTGCAAACGTATGTCTTAAAGAATGTACTGCTTGCCCTTTAGGTAATGAGGGTTTGGCTTCTTTTAGTAATTGGCGAAATAAAGAATATTTAACACCAGAAAATAGCAGTCCTTTTTTATTTTTACATATAAGGTCTGCAACTTCTGGCGATATAGGCACAATCCTTGCTTTACCTGTTTTGGTATAAGTAAACCGAACTTTATTTTCAATTACATGCTCTCTTTTTAATTTCATTGCCTCTCCCCATCTAGCTCCCGTACTTAGACACAGAACTGCTATGTTGTAGTTGTCACCTGATAGCTTGGATAAAAATAATTTAATATCTTCATTAGTTAGATAAGACATTTCGGGTACTTGTTCTTTCAGCCCCTGAAAACCAGCTAATGGGTGATTACCATGATAAAGATTAGTTTTGATAAGATCTGAATATATCCCCCTTAACGCTGTTATTTCCCTATTGACCGTTGATGCTTTAATTCCTTTTGCCTGTCTTATTTCCGCGTAGATATTAACTCGACCTATAGTCACCTGAGATGAAATCGGATCTGATAACCCCTCGCAAACTCGCTCTGCTTTTTTTCGCTGATTAATGCCATGTACAGCGTTTTTGCCAAACAGATTCCACCATTGTGATATCAGCTCGCTTAACTTTCTTTTATCAGCTAATTTTGGCTTCCAAGCTTTTTCAGAGTAATTTGCTAAGGTGTAACGCTCAAAAGCAATAGCTTCATGTTTTTTATTAAACTTCCTTCTGATCCGCTTTCCATTGCGGCCAGTAGGTCTAATGTCCACTTCATATCGACCATCTTCGAGTTTCTTAATTGACATAAGAAATCCCTCCAATGGCTGAAAGACTTAGCGAATCAATAAATTCGCAAAAATCTTGATGTATTGTTAACCAGTTTTCTTTTCTGAATGGGATGAGGTTGTTGTTTCTGGCCCATTGTGTGCGAGAGCCGGTGCGATTTGACCAGCTTCGGGATCGGTCTCATCAAACATGAACCAGTTCATATATTTTCTAAATCGAGATATAGAAAATAGTTTTGTTGCTGCTTCTAAAGACATATTCATTTTCCCTGATTCATATCCATGATATGTATGGTAATTAATCCCTGTTAAATCAGACATTTCCTTTAATTTTAATCTTTCTGATTCTCTTATTAGTTTTAGCTTTTCATTTTTCGAGCTTGACATAATTTTGCGGATCCTCTAAATTTTACTTGATACGAAACAACCCCGTATCGCTACGAGGCGTAAAAGAGCGCTAAAGGGCGCCCATGAATAAGAGGTTACCAGATGTCGAAAGAAATCGAAATTCCTAATACTGGTTCAGAGTTTGTCACTGAGACAAAATTTGCCGGCTATATCGGTAAAACACCCAAAGCTGTGTCTGATATGCGTAAGGATGGGAAATTGCCTTATGTAGAAGTTAAGCACCCAGATAATTCCCGCGGTGAGTATTACATCGACGTAACCGATTGGAATAAAGGCTTACGTATGGCGCGTGAAAAAATGCCAAAAGAGTTACGTGATGGTTGGTTAATCTGGTTAGGATTAGGTGAACCGCAATGATTAATAAATTAATCCAGATATCAACCCATAGCTTTAAATATCGTGGCTTTCTAATTGTTAAGCTGCCCGCTAAAGCTATGAATCCAGTAACCCGCTATCACGTTCAACGAAATGATGATTCATTTGGTTTGTTTGATTCAATGAGTGATGCAAAAAAATACATAGATTCATTATTTGTAATTATCGATGAATTGCCATTCTATCCACTAATAAAGGGTTAATATAATGACTCAATTACAATTTCAGCAACACAAAAATAAATTAACGAGTTCATCATTTAATGAACACAAACGAAATAAAAAATGCCAATTATCGTTAATGGATAAAATTTTAATGATTGGCGGTATTTTATTCTTTTTATATTTATTCTCGGCAGCTATTAAATAATAGTGAGGGTTAAAAATGGAAATCAAAATAGAAATGTCAGAACCAAAAGAATTTAATAAAACAAAAACTGCATGCTCTGATGAGTTTAGTATTCTTAAAAGACTACGTGCGTTATCAGCAGCAAAGCATGATATTAAGCAAGATATTATATCCGTCATGAATAAAGCCATAGTTACATATGGTTTAAGTCCTCTAGATGTTGATTTTATTATCTGTGAGCTAAGTAGTGACATAAGAGAGGCTTGCAATGAAAGTGTATTGGGGACAAGAGGCAAAGGTATACACTGCATGAGTGATATTCCAATGGATGATAACATCCCATTTTAGGGGGTTGATATAGAACATGGGAACTACGGCAATTGAGTTAGTTAAAACAAAAAAGCTTATTGAATCACTCGATAATGTGAAAACTGATGATGTGCCAGTAAAGAATGTAACAACTAGGCACTACGAAAATCACGGTGACAGCTTAGAATATCGCGTGAATGAGTTGAATAAAGCTGCTCAATTAAGGACAACCGTTTTTCATTCAAATAAAGAATGTCCAGATAATAAAGAGCTTTCCGGATTTATTGAGTATCTAAGATTAAGTGATGAGAGAATGCTTAATATGATTCTTTATTTAGCCGAAATTAATAGTGATAAACATCATTTAGGTTTTGAAGAATTTAATAAAGAGGAAATGCAATCAATTATTTCAGCAATAAATCAAATTAAAGCACTTACGGCGCTATTCCCTAAACATATTGCCATGCCTATTTAAGGTAAAGAAACAAAATTAATGACGTTAGCGCGTCAGGGATTTTTACATTCTAAATTCGAGGTTTTGAGTATGAAAAATATAGAGAAAAGAAAAATAGTTATTAAGGGGCGAAGTATGGGTAAAACCACTGAGTTACCTTTAATCGGCTTTGACCCTGCGACAAAAGAGCGTAACGACTTAGCTATCGCTATCAGTATCAATGCAATCCGCGAAGATGAACGTAAAACCATGTATGACAAGTTTTCATCTCGTTTGAATGCCATAGCCTGCAAGATTATCAACGAAAAGTTAAATGATGAACAAATTCATCAGTTATTAGTTGGTGAGTCTGAGCATTACTCAAATCTGGCTGCGGAGTTAGATCATGTCTAAAGAAATTGACCGCGCCAGTGACCACGAAATGCTCATGCGTGAGCAACAAATCAAAACCATTACTAATCGTTTAGTCAGTGTTTCCGCTTTTGAATGTGAAGACTGCGACAAGCCTATTTCAGAAGCACGCCGCATTGCATCACAGGGTTGCACTCGCTGCATTGATTGCCAAACGATTTTTGAGCTTAAAAGTAAACATTATCGGAGCGTGTGACGATGAAAAGAAAACATGAGCTCAAGCTAGCTCCTCATTACTTTCATCTCGTTCAAGATGGTTTGAAAACAGCCGAGTTTCGCCGTGCTGATAGAGATTTTCAGGTAGGTGATGAACTATTTTTACGTGAATTCAATTCAATCAATAGACCTTATGCCAGTTACACCGGCAATGCTATCTCATGTCTCATCACTGATATCACAAAAATTAATGAGGTTTACCCAGAGTTAAGGGCATTACCTCCTTTTGTGATGATTTCATTTTCAGTTATTCGAATTGAGGATAATTATCGTGGCTAAATCAAATAAAACTATCCTCAAGTGGGCTGGCTCTAAAGTTCGTATCATGGAGCAATTACGCCCTCATTTACCTAAAGCAAAACGGTTAGTTGAGCCATTCGCTGGCTCATGTGCAGTGATGATGAATACTGACTATGAGCAGTATTTAATTGCTGATGCAAATATAGATTTGATTAGGCTTTATAAACAAGTAAAGGCGGATGATTTCGGGTTTGTTCCATCATTAATAGATTTTTTTATTCAAGGAAATAATGAAACATTATTTTATCAACGGCGAGAAATTTTCAATCGCCGTGATAAAGAGTCAGATGCTCAACTATTTGAATCAATAGAGGATTATAATAAGGCTGTTGAACGCAATAAAGCAGGATTATTTTTATATCTAAATCGACATTGTTATAACGGGCTTTGTCGTTATAACTCAAAAGGTAACTTCAATGTACCATTTGGAAAATACAAAAAGCCGTATTTTCCTGAAAACGAAATTATTGCTTTTCATCATAAAGCCTATAGGGCTGAAATAGTAAATCTTGAGTGGCAAGATACACTTTCATTAGTTGAATATAGTGATGGTATCTATTGTGATCCGCCATGCATGGGCGGGCGTGATAGCTTCACTCAATATCATACTGCTGGCTTTACCGATGCTGACCATGAAGCGTTAGCGATTGCATTAAAAGATATTAATGATAGCCAAGGCAATCCGATCACCGTTTCTAATTCCCCGCAAGCTAAAACACTTTACGCTGACCTTGGTTTCACTATTCATGAAATAGAAGCACCGCGCACAATTGCAGCGAACGGTAATCGTAAATTAGCTATTGAAATTATCGCTGTTTTAGAGGGGATTAAGTAATGATGCTTGATCCTATCAATGGTGTTTACATTAGCGGCACACGTTTTGCTATTCAGCGCCATGTTGATAATGAAAACAATAAAATTATCTGGCGGTTGCTGTCATATAACCGTCGTACTCGTTGTTATAGCCTCGTTTGCTGTCATTCCGATCCGTGGATGCTGGCAATTGATTTAGTTTCTTATCATGTTCAAAACGTTAAAGGGCGAGGCATTAAAACATTAGATGTTTATCGTGAGGCGGTAGATGTCATTTCTCGCCGGTGTGAAACTGCGATTAATCTTTTAAGACCTGAAACATTAGGCGGAGCACTTAATGTCTAAGGTATTAGATTTCACCACGTTACCGCTGACTTATACCGCGGATATGGTATTTCCTTATCCGTGGAATAAGCCAAAAGATAATGATTACTATAAATCCGATATAGAAAGACCGCTTACCCGTGAACAAATTGTTCAGGGGCAAGCGATTTTAAGTGATATTCAAACCTTGCCGCGTGTTCTGCGCTATCGCTATCAAAAACACTATGACAATTTATTAAAAGAAAGTGGGCTACGTAAAGCCTACGACTTTTTATATTACCGTTTCCATCAGCAGATATGGCAAAGATTGCTTGTTATCAATGCACGTTATGAAATTGAAACACAAGCATTATTAACAATATCAACTCGTTTATCGCCTGATGTTAGCCAATATAACCGGTTGTTTGATTTGAATGATAAATCGGTGAAAAAGCTGGCTGAAATTATTGCTGTTGGTTTCTCTAATTTGTATGAAATCTATTGCGATAAGTTTACAGAACAGAATAACGGTGAGCGTGAAGTTATCTATCAAGATTCAATACAAACAGAAATTTACGCACGTTTGGCTGAGTTGGTGAAAGGGCTACATGTTGCACCGCTTCATTATAAAGCCTACTGCCGAGTTTTGAAAAATCGCAAAAAAGGCAAAGGTAAACAAAATCTAGAAGTTAGAAAAGTGATAGCGGCTGTACAGCGCTTGGTTAATGCGGATTTTTGGTGTCGGAAGTTAAAAGCCCATCGCACTCAATGGCTAGAAGCCTTAATGATTGCCAATATGGATGTTTGCCAGAATCGCAACCCATATGCGAGTAAACAGGCTATTCGCGCAGTGCAAGCGCAGCGTTTGTCTAATATGCAATACCTACAAGGCATGGATATTCAGGATGTTGAAACCGGTGAACGCTTTGATCTGTTCGATAAAGTGATGGCGAGTGTTTCAAATCCTGAAATTCGCCGCATGGAACTTATGGCTCAAATGGCGGGGATTGAACGCGTAGCGAAAGAACGTGGTGATATTGGAATGTTTATCACTATGACTTGCCCGTCAAAATATCACCCAACAAAGCTACGTAAACGCAAAAAAGACGTGATCGCAGTACTTAACAGCAAATGGAAAAATGAGGCCTACACACCAAAGGACGGGCAACAGTACTTAGTCAAAGTTTGGTCACGTATTCGTTCGGCATTTAATGATAATAACATTAATGTTTATGGTGTTCGGGTTGTCGAACCGCATCATGACGGTACACCACATTGGCACATGCTACTTTTTGTTGATAAGGCAAGTAGGGCTGATGCCATTGATATTATGCGCAAGCGTGCATTAAAAGAAGATGGTGACGAGGCCGGTGCACATAAATACCGTTTTGAATGTAAACACATGAATCGCGGTGGTGCAGTAGGCTATATCGCAAAATATATTGCTAAAAACATTGATGGTTACGCGCTTGATGGTGAGATAGACCACGAAACCGGCAAAGATTTAAAAAGTATGGCGGCGGCAGTTACCGCGTGGGCTTCAACTTGGCGTATACCACAATTTCATTTCTATAAACTCCCCTCAAAAGGCGCTTATCGCGAATGTCGTCGGCTTCCGCGAGGCGTTTCTATTGCTGATCAACTAGGTGATGTTGCTGAACGAGTTCGCGCCGCTGCCGATGGTGGTGATTTCTTTGAATATGTTATGTCGCAAGGTGGCCCATGTATTCGCCGGAGTGAAGAAACAATACGTGTCGCTCGTGAGATCAGTGACGTAAATGTTTACGGTGAAGATGTTCAGAAAGTTGTTGGTATCTACAACCAATTAAAAGCCGGTGCCCCAGTTATTAAAACCCGCGACAGAAAGTATCAAATCGTCAAGAAAAGCGCCGTTGACGTTGACCTTAATCTTTTAAGAAGCGACAGCGGAGCGCCTCGGAGTCCTGTCAATAACTGTAGATCGCGGATCACATCCAATCTATCAGATGTGCAATTTTACGAGCCTGAGCACGGCTCAGGTGAAGTATGCAACATAAAGGAATACGGTTTCGCGTTTATAGAAACCGATGCTCAAAACGCCACTGAGAGCGAAATATTACAGGGAAATAAACAAAGGCAGATTTCAAACATTGAAGTAAGTGAGGTCGATAAGGAAATTCAGTCAGAAATTATCAATTTTGCCAACGAAGTCGGCATTAATTTCGATATTCCACAGATTGAAACCATGTTCATTAACGGTTTAGGCGTGAGTGATGAGCTGCATTTTATAAAAGTCGATGGGGAACGGCTGAGATTGAGCTTAAACGAGAGTGGGAAAGAGATGCAAAAAATGGAATTAAGGCTTCAAAAAGAAACCATTAGTGAAAAGTACAGGCAACGATATACCAATGCGTTAATGCGAATTAATAAGTTGAGAGAGGAAAACAAATGAGCGATGGAATGATTATTTCTTTAGTTATTTGGGTAATAGGTATGTTGTTTTTTTGTGGGGCTATTATTTGGCATTACAAAAGGCAACCGAGCGATAGATTACCTATCTGGGCAACATCTTTAATAATTGTTTTCTGGTTTATTGCATTGCCATTGGCGTTGCTCATTTTATTTGCTGCATGGATTGATGATAAATATTTTTCAGATGAGGATGATTAAATGAGAACTCATTTTTTCCCGCCATACGAACCAGAATTCGATGACAAAATGATAGGGGTCGTCATTGGTCGTATTGTCATGTTTAAAGAGTCTTACAGAGGCGAAGGGGCTACAGAGATTTATTTAGATACTGGCGAAAAAATTCTTACTTCGTTAAGCGTTAATGAAGTTAATAAAATTATTGTTGGGTATTAAATATGAAATTTGCAATTAATGTAACAAGTGAATTATTAATAGAGTTAGCCTATAAAATACATGTTGATTTAAATGTTTGGCAGGCAAGATGGAACCATAACCAATTCCATAGAAATAGAGTGCTGGAAAAGGCAAGACAGATAGGTTCATCATGGTATTTCTCATTAGAGGCACTAAATGACGCCTGTTTAACTGGAAGAAATAAAATATTTATAGGCGATGCCCTGCTTATTCAAAATGAAATCCAATATTTGTGCCATCATGCAAATCAAATGAAACATGAAGATTTTATGGATTATTTTAAAGAAAATGACAGGTTGATGATTCAGTTAAATAATGGCGCAAAAATTTATTTTATTTCTACAAAGTGCCCTGCTGTTGCCAATATTGTAGGGGATGTATATGTCCCTGAATGGTCGTGGAATAGCAGACCATCGAACGTTCTATTTTTAGCAAAAGGCATAGCGAATAACAACAAATGGCGTAGAACATTTTATTCCACTCGTTCTAGGTTAGATCCTGCTAGCCAGCAAGGTATAGTTAATTGCATTAATGAAAAAGCGTTTATTGATAGGGTTAATTTATTTGAGTCAACACTTGGTAAGGAATGGATTATCAAAAAAATGAAAGAGGAGGCTGAAAAGTACCACCCTGATGCTTTCGGTGAAATGTTTCTCTGTAAATTCAACGGGGGTTGACATGTTAGGTTATCAACCCAAAAAACAACACCAAGAACTTTTAGCCAGTGCCAAAAGAAAAGAATTAATGAATTTCATAAATCAAGTTGATAATTTAATAATAAAAGAGGAACTCAAGGTTATTGAGGTATTACGGTGTTTCGGTATTATTCTGGCTAAACATCAGGCACTTGATGAAATGACACTGACAGAAATTAAAGTAAATTTACCCCCCAAGAAACCATAATGTATAATGGAGAAACCTCTCCTAAAAAATTAAGTGAGAAACTATGTTAACTTACCAAGACATAAAACAAGCATCAAGCAATCTAACTATTGAAGCAGCTAAACGCACAGCGACTTTAAGAAAATTAGCTCATGCTTTAGTCACTGCATACACCGATTCTCTTAAATTAATTAATCCATACTTTACTGATGACGAAGGAAGAAAAAAACCTTACGTTGACACTTATGTTGAGCAGTATGGAAAATTAACACCTTGCACAATTGGGATGTTATCGCTTGATCAGGACTATGCAATCAATTTTTTTATTAGAACAGCAGTAAATGATGAACCTGCTTATGTAAATTATGTCGACATTCAAGTCAGTATAATAATAGAGCAAAGTGATGTTTTTATTTACTTAATGGAAAATAGCACCCCAATAATAACGCCTATAGAACCTATCAGCGGTCAATTTGCCGAAGCCACAACCGCAATAAAGCAAGGCATTATTTCACTCATAAATTCTCAAATTCCGAGATAATTCCAACTATAAATAAAGCCAGCCCCAAAGTTGAACGACCAACAACTAGGGGCTTTTTTGTTTTATGTTCTTAACTGCACAAAAAATGCAATTTTCCGCACAAATCTGCAAGATCAAAAAAGGATCGTTACCTGCGTAAAGCGCCACCACTGGGGCGGTTCAGACGATCTCTTGCACCTGCATGAAAACCGACCTATTTAGTGGGCAGGCGTGGCGGGGCTACGATTGCGCGGCGAGGTGTTTATTGTTAAATATCCGTCCGCAAAATCTCCGAGCCGTCACAGCGTTAAAATCAAATTTCTATAACTAGATAGCAATTAATTTTGCACGCTTTGTGGTGGCGTATAGTGCGTTTAAATCGCTATTTGATGGGGGTAATTTATTGCGGATTCGTCTTGGTGAGTTAGGTTTGATATAATACAGTGGGGTCTTATTATTATTTAGGGCATCGAGATCACCTACCTACGGGCAAAAAAATACCGCCTCAGTGGGCGGTATCATTGAATTTACGCGTGATATTATTCGTCGTCTAAGTCCAGAGAATACTTTTCAAACTTTATAATTTCCCCACCAAACCAATCATTCAATTGCATCATCTTACTTTGTAACGGCATCAACTCATTGCGCACAAATACTTTTGCCGCTTTCTCAACATCACCAAAGCCCCCCACATTTTCAGGAATGATCCCCATGATTTGAGGTGGCACGCGGTGTGCCGCTAACATATCGTCACGACTTACATTTTTAATATTGAGAAATTCATCTTTTGCGGCAGCTTCGGAAAGTGGAATTGTTTGGATGCCGTCTTTCTTTCCCCCTGGTGCGTACAAAAATAAATTGCGAAAGTTCCCGGGTCCTTTACTGCTTTTGAGTGCTTCACGAATTTTATCAACATCATCGGTTTTTTGTGCTGCATCACTGATATACAGAATATAACCGGCATGCGAACCATTGAGATAATATTTACGGCGAAATAGTGTTGCCGATTCATTGAGCAGTACGGAGGGGATTGCCGCGAGATATTCAGGCAAGCCGTATAACTCTTGGTTAATATCCGGCTCAATCAAGTGAAACACTTTACCCGTTTGAAATTCATACGGTTTAATATCGTAGCCATATTGCACAAACCAGTAAGTTTCTAAGTCAACACCGCGGCGGGTAAACTTAGCCGGCGAATGTTTAAAATTCAGCGACTGCCCCAGACGGTTATTTCGTTCTTCAAGATACCCATTACCAAACAGTAAAAAATCTAATGCCCAACTATCAAACGTCTGACGACTTAAATATTTATTAGGAATAAAGGTACTGGTGAGAATATTACGTTTTACATAAATTGCGCTGCTATGGTGTGGGGCTGCACGGAACGTGCGAGCAAGGCCGTTAAAACTAATTGGCGGCTCATAGTAATTATCAATTTGCACACATTCCAAATAATCAAAAATTTCACGCTTATCAAGCACGGGGATTGCGTCACCAAAGGTGAATGCTTCCATTGATGCGCTGTCGGTTTTTTGCGCCAGTGTTTGTGATTGGCGTTTTTTATTTTTACGGCTCATTAAAAGACCTCGACGATATTATGTTGATTGTGATTTTCACCGGTGATCGGTTCGTTATAAAGGGCGTGCATGGTTGCCCATGCTAAATCTGCGTGGCTGGCTTCTTCGCTGCGGTCAGCTTCATAAGTTGGGCGGTTACCACTGGCGGTAGTGGCACGGCGAATGGCCATAAAAGATTGCGTGATATCATTACTACCCGCGTCATATTCCAACCGATCATGGCTAATCACGTCATAAGCTTTAAGCACCAATGCATTTTTTAAGGCAGGGTTATAGACAAATTCTTTTGCAGCAGGGAAAAATTCGCGTACGTTTTGCAGGACACCATGGCCAATACCTGTGGAATCAATCCCGATGTATTGCACGTTGTAGCGTTCGGTAAGTTCTTTTATCGCCTCGGATTGTGCGCGAAAATCCATACCGCGCCATTGATGATGTTCAAGTATGCGAAACTTACCGCCTTTGTGTAGCGGTGGCGCAATCACCACGCAACCGGCACTATCTCCATTTTGAGTACCTTTCGCAGGGTCATAACCAATCCAAACAGGGTGATAGGCGTAAGGTCGTATCATTAACGGTTGAACGTCATCCCATATTTCCCAACTGTCCACCATGCATTTTTGCATTAACTGCAAATTAAAGATGGACGCAATATCATCGACAAACTCGCACATCAGCAAGTTTTCGAATTCATCAGGACTATATTCTAAATAGAGCTGATCAATATCGAATAAATTACAGCCGCCGCGCATGGCATCCTCAATGGTGACAATTTGCCGCCACTGGCCATCACCACACATCATGCCATTCACTAACGCTTGATGGCTGATATCGACCTCAACGTGAGCGGCTTTACGACGACCACGATTAAAGAGCTTTCCAGACCAGAACGGATACGCGCTGTGTGTTAATGCGGATGGGGTCGAAAAGTAGGTTTGACGCCATTTCTTGTGCATGGCCATACCGGAGGCGACTTTGCGTAATTCTTGGAATTTGGGTATCCAGAAATACTCATCAAGATACAAATTACCGTGGTAACTCTGCGCGGTACGGGCATTGGTGCCAAGAAAATACAGTGTTGCGCCATTAGGCAAAACTATCGGATCACCTTTTAAGTCAACATCAACCTCTCGCGCCATATCAATAATGTAGCCTTTGAATACGTGCGCTTGGGCTTTACTCGCCGATAAAAATATTTGGTTTCGACCTGTAATGAGTGCATCCATAAAGGCTTCACGGGCAAAAAAGTAAGTCGCCCCGATTTGACGTGATTTTAAAATATTGCGAATTCGGTGTTTATGGCCGGCGCCGTACCATGCTTTCTGGTACTCAAACATATTTTCACGAAAGATTTCTTCCAGCTTTTCAATCTGCTCTTCGCTAAATAAATTCTTCTCAGGGGCGCGGCGTTCACCTTTATTGCGATTGGCCAGTTTCGGGTTCAAATCAACCTCATTGCCACCGTTTTGATACTTGTGAATTTTGGCGTGTCGTTCGACCTGCCGGTAAAGCAAGTCAATTTCTTTAAAATCTTTACCCTCTTTATTTTCTTTACTCAATAGCGTACAAAGTCGCATCTCCAGCGTCATTTCCACGCGATCAATGGGGGTGATTTCATCCCACTTATCGCGGCGCTTCCAACTGTGAATTGTCGCGGCCTTTTCCTTGAGAGCCTCGGCAATACGCGCAATGCGATACCCACTAAAGTACATGTGCATGGCGCGTTTTCTTGGGTCAAAATCGTGTAATGTTTTCATGTCGCCAGATTACTGGCTCAGACGACCAATCGCCCCGAGCTGCCGTTGTGCCATTTCCCACACAATGGCAAAGCATTGTTTCTTAGCCCTCATCCTTGAAACCATAGGCTCATTATTTTTTTATTTACGCATGAAATTTATCTACGTATGAAATTTAATTGCCGGAGCCTGAGCAATGACAAAAAAATCTAAACCTGTGCGCCTTTGTGTTGAGGGAGCCACAACCGATGGACGTAAAGTGCAGCGCCAATGGCTCACTGATATTGCCAAAAATTACGACCCATCCGTTTATGGTGCTCGGATCAACATGGAGCATCTAAATTATGAATGGATGCCGCGCTTTGGGGATGTGGAATCTGTTTATACAGAAGAAATCAGTGAAGGTGCTCTGAAAGGTAAGCTTGCTCTATACGGGATTTTATCACCAACAGATTCATTAATTGAGATGAATCGTAAGCGTCAAAAGGTTTATACCTCCGTTGAAATTAACCCTAATTTTTCCGATATGAATTCGGCCTATTTGGTGGGCTTAGCTGTCACGGATAACCCTGCCAGCCTTGGCACGAGCATGTTGGAATTTAGCGCGGGTGCAGATAAAACCGCGACTTTCTCAGAACGCAAGCAAGATAAAGATAACGTCTTTACGGCGGCGGAAGAAACGGTGATTGAATTTACCGAAGAAGAAAACAAACCAGAAAAACCCAGCTTGAAAGATCGCATCATGGCGAAATTCAGTCGCGAACGTCAGCGCAATGATGTTGAACTCAATGACATTCACCAAGCGGTAGAGCTTTGCGCGGAAGAGCAAACCGAAACTGCGCAAAAGCTGACTCGGCTTGAAACACAAGTCAAAGCGTTATCGGGTATCAAAGAAGAAAATGAAACCCTGCGCAGTGAGCTGGACCAACTCAAAAAAGATTTGAGCCAGCAAGATAATCAGCAACACCGCCCCACGTCTTTTGGCGGCAATACAACCAACACTGAAAACCTGACTGATTGCTAAACGGGAAAAACAATGAGAAAAGAAACAAAAGTTAAATTTAACGGTTACATGACCCGTCTAGGTGAGATTTACGGTGTTCAGCCACACGAATTCACAGATTCAAAAGTGGAAATTGAGCCTTCGGCAGCCCAAAAACTGGAAAGCAAAATTCAGTTAAGCGCCGTCTTTCTGACCAAAATTAATATTGTGCCTGTCAAAGACCAAGTGGGCGAAAAAATCGGCCTCGGCATTGGCTCAACGGTTGCCGGCACGACGGACACCACCAAACAAGACCGCGAACCGACTGACCCAACTCAATTGGCCAAACAAGGCTATCACTGCCGTCAAACGAATTTCGATACCGCTATCCGTTACGAAAAACTGGACATGTGGGCAATGTTTGAAGATTTCCAGCGCCGTATCCGCGATGCCATTATTCAGCGTCAAGCCCTTGACCGCATTATGATTGGCTTTAACGGGACACATCGTGCTGCAACCTCAAACCGCAAAGTCAATAAACTCCTGCAAGACGTGAATGTCGGTTGGTTACATAAAATTCGCCTTGAAGCCCCTGAACATGTTTTAGGTTCTTCAACCGATAAAGACACCAACCAAATCACCGCTGAACCTATCAAAGTGGGTAAAGGTGAAGAGTATGAAAACCTTGATGCACTGGTTATGCAAGCTGTTGACCACGCGATTTCAGAAGTGTACGCCGACGATACCGATTTAGTCGTTATCTGTGGCCGCTCACTTTTAGCCGATAAATATTTCCCTATCGTCAATCGTGATCAAGCCAATACCGAGGCGTTAGCTGCGGATGTGATTATCAGCCAAAAACGTCTCGGTGGATTGCCGGCGGTACGTGTTCCTTATTTCCCGAAAAATGGAATGCTTATCACACGATTAGATAATTTATCTATCTACTGGCAAATCGAATCACGCCGCCGTCAAGTGGTGGACAATGCCAAACGTGACCGTATCGAAAACTACGAATCAGTGAATGAAGATTACATTGTTGAAGATTACGACTGTGTGGCGTTGATTGAAAACATTGAGCTAACGTCTGGAAAACCGGCGGAGCCTACTGAGCCGGACGAAGTAAAAGACGCGCCAACCGGAGAATAAGCTGTGAATCCGTGGGAACGAAAACGCATGCAGGTTGAAGCCAAGAACGTCAGCGCCTATGGCGTTCTTGCTGACCCCTCGGCAGCAACACAAGTCAAATTGATGTTGCGCCAACACATGCGTGATTTAGGTAAAACCCAATCATTTGAACGCAAAGCCGCGTACAAACGTAAAGCCTTACCGCTATACGAAACGTGGATCACTGAAACATTAAAAGGCAATTCAGGCGTTCAAGATGATGTGCTGATGTACCTCATGTTGTGGAGTTTTGACGCGGGTTTGTACGCGCAAGGGCTAGACATTGCGGAGTATGCACTAAAACACAAGCTCGCCATGCCGTCAGGCCAATCCCGTACAACCGGTTGTGCTATTGCCGAAGAAATGGGGGATAGAGCCAAAGAAGCCTATACCGCAAAAAATCCCATTCCACTGGATATCTTGCAGCGCACCATGACATTAATTGAGCATGAAGATATGCCCGATAAAGTCCGCGCCGAGCTACATAAATGGCTCGGTTATAGCTTGCGTGATAATGATTTTCCGCAACCGGCTTTATGTGAATTAATGCGTGCCCTTGAGCTCAATGAGCGCAGTGGGGTTAAGCAGGATATTAAGAATATTGAAAAGTTTTTGTCAGCAAAAAACAGGGCTGATGAATAAAGAACGTGCCAACGCGCAAGGCGGCGCGAGATAAGAAATGTATTTTTCGGACTCTCGCCCACCGCCTACCTATTTTTAAGGTGACCTTATGGATTTTGTTTCACCCGAACCCGCTAACGAAAAAGACGAAACGATCACCAGTGGTGATTTTTGGCCTGCGATTAATACCCGTGCATTTCGGGAATCAATGCGAGTTGACGGCACGGTCACCCAGAGTCGATTAATTGAAGCCTTAAAAAACGCCATCATCGAAACCAACCGTGAATTATCACGCTTTCAACAGCAAGAAATCCACTTGGGCTATACAACGTTAGACGCGGTTCCGTCCAGCAAAATTACCCATGGGGAGATTGACGTATCGGAATTAGTGATCCTTTATCGCCGTGCCGTATTCAGCGCGGCAAAAGCAAACTTAATCGAACGTTACCGCGATATAGACACCACGCCAAACGGCAGCAAAAAAGCCGATGTCTTAGAGTCGAATATTGATGATTTACAACGTGATGCTATTTGGGCAATTCAGCGCATCAAGGGCACGACACACAATATTGTTGAATTGATATGAAAACCAGAACGATAAAAGGTGACACCGTAGACGGGATATGTTGGCGATTTTACGGCAGAACGACAGGCATGACCGAAGCTGTTTTGTTAGCGAATCCCAATCTAGCCGAACATGGCGCTGTGCTACCTGCGGGGCTATTGATTGAGTTACCTGAAATTACCGAAGAGCCGGTACAGCCACTTATACAGCTATGGGATTGATACATGTTTGATAAAGATCCGAACAGTTTCGGTATCGCACAGTGGTTATTAATGCTCTTCATTTCAATGTGGGGAGGTGTTGTGAGATACATCATTGACGTTAAAACGAATAATGCCCCGTGGAGCTGGTTTGCGGCTTTTATGCAAATGGTCGTTTCCGGCTTTGTCGGGTTGTTAGGCGGATTGCTTTGTATTGAGGGCAATCAAAGCATTTATATCACCCTATTCACCACCGGTGTATTTGGTGCGATGGGAAGTATCGGACTTTCCTATTTATGGTCACGCTTTACTGGAGGAAAACATGTCTAACGTACCACGCGGCATACGCAACAATAATCCGGGCAATATTGATTATAACCCGAAAAACCCATGGCGAGGAGAGCTGGCCTTTGACCCTAGCATTGAGCCCCGTCATAGCCGCTTTGAGAAACCTGAATACGGTATTCGCGCATTATTCAAGCTTTTGCGGACCTATTCAACCTACGCGGGAAAACAAGGGGTTGGTTGCAGCAAAATTGATACGGTGGAAGAAATTATTGAACGTTGGGCGCCGGCAAAAGACCGTAATAATACAGAGGGTTATATTAATCGTGTCTGTAAAGAAACGGGATTTGGCCGTCGTGATTGCCTTGATGTCTATGACAAAGAAACGGCATTCAAAATGGCTAAAGCGATTGTCCATGTTGAAAATGGTCAGCAGCCATACAGTGATGAACTGTTTGAAAAAGCGTGGGCGATGTTGTGATGTTTAAACCCAATAATGCGAGACGAAAAGCTTATGTTTAATATGAAAAAGTGGGTAATCGCTTTCGCATTATTCCTTGTCGCCGGTGTCATATTCGCCGGATGGCAAGGTCTCAAAAAAATAGATCGACTCAATGAACGAGTCGGCATACTCACGGCAGAAAACCAACAACTTTCGTTAGACGTTGATAAAAAATCCGCGCTGATCTCTGAGCAATCATTAAGTTTTCACCGTGCAAATCAAATCGCGGGTGATGCCTATCGTCGCGGTATTATTCAACGCGCCGCCGCCGAGGAAAGAAAAATTGAATATAAAACCCTTCTTAAAAACGAGCCAACGTGTGATTTACCTGTGCCTAAGTATCTTGCTGATCGGGTGCTCGACAACGCCTACCGTATCCGTACAAACGCAATGCGTTCCCATTCCGAAAACACTAACCCAGCAAGTACCACCGCCTCTACCGGACGGGTTCTAACTTATTGCGATTTGGCTTTGATGGTTGACCCTTTACTTGCAGCCTTAGAAACCGCCAATATTCAACTAAGTGCGATTGAGCAATTTGATGAGGAACGGAACCGTGAAAAAGCTCATTAACTTACGGGAATATTTAGATAGCAAAATTCCATTTCTCAAAGATAACCCCGAAAATTTATACTTGTTCGTTGAAAACGGGCGGATTATTTCCACGTTAGAAGAAACGCCCAGTTTTGAATATGAATACACCGCTAATATTATTATTGAGCGTTATAGTGGTGACCAAAATGTTTTAATTGCGGTAGTCAATGATTGGCTAAGAAAAAATCAATCCGATATTTCAGCGAACCCCGCAAAACGGCAACAAGATTTTAGATTTGAGGCAGTGATTTTAGATAACAAAACCGCCCACATCAGTATTGATTTAAATCTCACCGAGCGTGTATTAGCGATTGATAACGACGGCAAATATGTGATTGAGGCGACCCCTGAGCCGGCTAACCCGTTTAATGAATGGCCAACGACACGATGAATGATGATACTTTGCGTCAACTTGACAGTGAATTAACGCATTTATTAAATCGCATGTCGCAAGGCCAGCGCCGGCAGCTCGCCAAAGAAATCACTCGCGATTTACGCCGTTCTCAAATTAAGCGCATTTCACAACAAAAAAATCCGGATGGCAGCCCATACACCAAACGCAAAGCAAATTTCATCACGGTACAGCGTGAGATCCAATTTGTGTGGCACGGTCAAAAACGCACCTTACGGAACTGGCGAGGTAATAGCAAAACAATCACTGGCCAAGATGCGAATAAAAAAGCGCAGCGCTCATTTCGTAAATCAGATATTCAGCGCTATATCAGTATCAAGAAAGATAAAATCAGTACAGAACGCAAAACCAAGCAAACCCGCATGTTTAAAAAACTGGCCACCGCCCGTTTTTTACGGGCCTATAATAGCGATAAAGAAGCTGTCATTTATTTTTTACCTTCCGCAGCAAATATTGCCGGTGTACACCAGTTCGGTTTAACAGAACGCATTGGTAATGCAAAAATAACCTATCCATCACGCCAGTTGTTAGGGCTCACTCCGCAAGAAATCAGGCATATTGAAAGTCAGATTATTGATTTCCTATCTCGATAATGTGTGTCACTGACTGCACAAAAGGCAGTAGCTGCAATCAATACACTATCAATGGCACGCTTAAGAAAATCATTTTTTTGAGGTTGTCATGCGCAAATACATTCCGCTTTTACCTGTGGGGCTTTTTATCTTTATTTCAATTCTGGCCATTAGTGTTGATGACTATAAAGTCGTTGCAGGTGCAGAGGTCGTTAGAATTCTTGTGAATATCTACGTGATAGCAATATTTTTCTCTTTTAGCCCTAATTTAGAAAGTGGCTCTCATTCTTGTACATTAAAAGGAATAACGAAAAGTCTAATTCCTTTTAATCTAAATATTTACCGGTTAGTCATCGTATTAAACGTTATCGCTGCATTCCTATTAATTGTTACCAAGCAATGGATTTCTATTCCATTGCTCATCGTCTGGTTTGGTTATCAGTACTGGTTTAGAAAAACAATTTTATCAGCCATTAACCCCGAGGCTTGATATTTAATGTCTGCCGAGATTCGTCGCTTAATCAGAAATCTGATCCGCATTGGTATCGTGACAGATGTGAATGCCAAGAAAGGCTGTCGCGTACAAATTGGAAGCTTAGAAACCGATTGGCTAAACTGGATCACCTTACGTGCTGGTAGCACTCGCACGATGAATGCACCTAGCGTGGGTGAGCAAGTTCTTATCCTTGCGTTAGGCGGCGAACTTACCACGGCATTTGTGCTAACCGGTATCTTTTCCAATGATCACTCTGAGCCAACAGACTCCCTCACAGCAGACCACCGAACCTATTCAGACGGGGCAATCATTGAATATGAACCCGCCACTGGTGCATTAATAGCAACAGGAATTAAAACGGCCACGATAGACGCTAGCGAACAAATTAATGCCACAACAAATGTAGTTATCGTCAATGCAAGTAAACAAATTAATCTCACCACACCAACGGTGATTTGTTCGGAAAATCTGACTTGTGCCACGCTCAATGTGACTGAGGGCGGCAAAATGACCGGAGATATTGTTCATAAAAATGGAACGTTTTCATCAAATGGGGTTGTTCTGGACGATCACGATCATGGTGGTGTTGAGCGTGGCGGAAGTCGCACGGATGGTCCTCAATGAGATATTGCGGTATGAGTCGAGAAAATGGAAAGTGCCTTTCCGATATTGAGCATATACGCCAATCCGTGCGCGATATCTTGATCACGCCTATTGGCTCACGCATCGCACGGCGAAATTACGGTTCGCTATTATCAGAACTTATCGACCAGCCACAAAATCCCGCGCTGAAATTGCAGTTAATGTCAGCGTGCTACACCGCATTGTTGAAATGGGAGCCACGCATTTTATTAACTCGCATTAGCCTAAATAGCACCGAGGCTGCGCAGATGATTGTGGATATTGAAGCCACAAACCAGGATACCAATCAGTCACTTAATTTTTCGGTCAATGTGAGGTAACTATGGCAGCCAGTATTGATTTAAGTTTGTTACCGGCACCGGATGTGGTCGAAACGTTAGATTATGAGGTGCTATTAGCCGAGCGAAAAACCGCGCTAATTGGTGCGATGCCAGAAGAACAGCGGGAAGCCATCGCCCGTACATTGGAATTAGAATCTGAGCCGTTAACCAAATTATTGCAAGAGAGCTGCTACCGTGAATTGATTTTACGTCAGCGCGTTAATGAAGCGGCTCGTGCAAGTATGGTGGCCTTTGCCACCGGTGCCGACCTTGACCAACTCGCGGCCAATAACAACGTGAAACGCTTGATACTTTCGGAGGGTGATGAAAGCGCCATCCCACCCATTGCGCCAGTGTATGAGTCGGATTCCAATTTGCGTATGCGTATACCAGCCGCTTTTGAGGCGTTAAGCGTAGCTGGCCCGATTGGCAGTTATGAATATCACGCACGCTCTGCCGATGGTCGGGTTTCTGACGCTTCTGTGATTAGCCCATTACCGGCTCACGTCACGGTTACTGTTTTATCCCGCGAGGGGAACGGCAGCGCACCTGCTGATTTAATTGAGAAAGTGAATATTGCGTTAAACGATGAGGATGTTAGGCCGGTGGCTGACCGTGTGACTGTGCAATCGGCAACCATCGTTAACTATGAAATAGACGCGGTGATTTACTGTTATCCCTCGCCTGAATACGAACCGATTATGGCGGCGGCAGAGGAACAAGTGAAACGCTATGCGACACAGCAACACCGGTTAGGCCGTGACATTGTCCTCAGTGCCATTTATGCCGCGCTACATGTTCAAGGCGTGCAACGTGTGGAGCTGAAAAAGCCGGTTGCAGATATCAAACTGGATAAAACACAGGCCAGCTTCTGCACACAAATTAATGTGGCATTAGGGGGCTCGGATGAATAACCGGTTATTGCCTGTCGGTTCATCACCGTTAGAGATCGCAGCGGCTGAATCACTGGCACAGATTGAGCGCGTGCCTATTCCTATTCGCATTCTATGGAACCCTGATAAATGCCCCGTGCATTTACTGCCCTATTTGGCATGGGCGTTCAGTGTTGACCGATGGGATAAAAACTGGACGGAAAAAGCCAAACGGGATGCCGTTAAAGCCGCGATGTTTATTCATAAACACAAGGGCACCATTGGTGCATTGCGCCGTGTGGTTGAGCCATTGGGCTATTTAATTCGCGTGATTGAGTGGTGGAAAACCAACGAAACCGCCGGCACGTTTCGTCTTGATATCGGTGTTCTTGAAACCGGTATAACCGAGGAAATGTATCAAGAGTTAGAAGCATTGATTTTTGATGCAAAACCGGCGAGCCGTCATTTAGTTGGGCTCACTATTCAACTTGAAACCCGAGGGGAATTTTATTGCGCGGCATCCAGTTACACCGGTGATTCATTGACTGTTTACGCGTATATACCGCCTTTAATTTCTGTTTCTGGCCTTGATGTTCAAGGCGCGGCTATTCACTTAATTGATGAAATGAGGATTAATCCACAATGAAATACTTTGCCTTACTCACAAAATTAGGTGAGAACTTATTAGCCCAAGCGACAGCGCTAGGCACAAAACTTGAATTAACACATATGGCGGTGGGCGATGGTGGCGGGAGTTTGCCAACGCCGGATACCAATCAAACTAAATTAATTGCTGAAAAACGCAGAGCCGCCATTAACACATTATTTATTGATGATAAAAATAAAAATCAAATCATTGCTGAACAAATTATTCCTGAACAGGATGGCGGTTGGTGGATACGTGAGATTGGCTTATTTGATAAAGCCGGTAATTTAATTGCGGTAGCGAATTGCCCCGAAACGTATAAGCCACAATTAGCGGAGGGTTCCGGTCGTACGCAATCTATCCGAATGGTATTGATTGTCAGCCATACCGAATCAGTGACCTTGAAGATTGATCCTTCAGTAGTACTTGCTACTCGCCAATACGTAGATGAAAAGGTGGTTCAAGAAGCAGGAACATCAAAAATCACAGTAATGAGCCAAGATGCTGCAACTCGATATTTTGCTGCGAGTAAGAATTTTTATAAAACGCCAAATTATGTTGGGATGCGCCCTGATACTCCGAATTATGTAGCGTTAATATACGATGATGGGCGTTTCACTGTTTGGGATGAAGAAAATAAAAAGTTTGCTTGGGCCTTTAACGGTAAAGGTGAAATGACCACAGGCCTAATACCAGTGACAAGTGGAGGAACAGGGGCTAAAGATGCCGTGTTGGCGAGAGCAAATTTATCTGTACCATCTATTGCTGAATTCAATTACAGCGTAAGTCTTAAAATAGACAAGGCGAGCATTTCTCAGCAACTCGGCAATACTCGGGATCAAGTCCCATCTTTGGATCTACTTTCAAAAGAATTAGGGAAAAAACAAGGGATAGGAAATTATGCGCCAGGAGATCTTTTTTTTAAGGCCACTAACTATGTTGGTATGCAGACAGAAAAAAAGAACTATGCGGTTTTACTTTATGAAGATGGCCGTGTCGCATTGTGGGATGAAGGAAACCGTAAAATACAATGGGAATTTGATAAAAATGGGCATTTAACTAAAGGACTCATTCCCATCTCTGGTGGTGGTACAGGGGCGACTGATGTTGCAAGTGCGAGAAAAAATCTATCTGTATATTCAATTCAAGAAGTCAATACAGAGCTTGATAAAAAAGCATCAGGGAGTTGCTTCTATGACAATGCTACACATACGGGTATGCGAACGAGAAGTAAACTTTATGCAGTTGCCATGAGTGAAACAGGGACCTTTGGTGCATGGGATGATAAAACACAACGTTATGTTTTCAGCTTTGACAAAAATGGGCGTTTAATTAATGGGTCGATACCCTATTCTCTTTTAACAGAGATACCTATTGTTCAGTCAACGGGCAACAGCTCAACCAGCTTTATGAGTCAAAAAGCGGTAACTGATGCATTTCAACCCAAGGGTAATTATCAACCCGCTGGAGATTATGCATCAGGGAGTTGCTTCTATGACAATACTACACATACGGGTATGCAAACGAGAAGTAAACTTTATGCAGTTGCCGTGAGTGACACGGGGACTTTTGGTGCATGGGATGGGCAAACACAACGTTATGCTTTCAGTTTTGACAAAACAGGACAAATGACTAATGGGGTTGTTCCAGTTGCTAGGATAGCGGGCTTAAGTGAAATTGGTGTTAATCAAAGCTGGGTAGATGTTACAAAACAAAGAGCGCTAAATACTGCATACACAAACAGCACGAGCAAACCAATATTTGTATCAGCGACGTGTAAGCTCCAAACGAAGTTAACATCAATTGAGCTTTGGATTGGTGGGGTAAAAGCAAGCACTTATTATAAGGATTCCAATTCTGATTCCGCTGTGTGTGCAATTGTTCCGGCAGGAGCAAATTACACAATTAGGGCGACAGACGGTGATATTCTTACTTGGGCGGAGTTACGTTAATGAATTATTTTAAAGATAAAGCAACTCAAGTCGTCTTTGCTTATGATGACGAACAGCTAGCGCAAGCGGAACGTCTAACAGAGCTAGAATTACTTATTCAAGAAACTGAGCCGACCTATCTCTTGGCTGATGAAAAGTTACAACAAACTCAGTTTATTCTTGATGGATTAATAGCTTCCATTTCTGATGATTTATCAGAAAATCAATCAATTGAATTAAACAAGCAAATTGAAGTAGCAAAAATAGACGTTGAACGAGCACTTGATGAATTTAATATTGCAAACGAGAAATATCAGCCCATAAAAGCGGAATATGATGCAGTCCTGCCTGTTTTTTATGATATCCGCGATAACGTCAATTCAATGAAAAAAATGACACCAAAAGAAGTCTATGCGCATTTAAATCCACCTATATCAAAAGAGCAGTTAATTGCGGAAGCAGAACTGCAAAAGCAATTACTTTTAGTAGAGGCGAGTAATGCAATTGCGCCATTGCAAGATGCTGTAGATTTGGGGATGGCTACTGATGAAGAGAAAGCAAAATTAACAGCGTGGAAAACATACCGTGTCTCGTTAAACCGTGTTGATACTTCACTCGTACCAGATATTGATTGGCCTGAGAAACCTGAATAATATTAATCTATTCTGAGCCCCAACCAATGGGGCTTTGTTTCATCCCTCACACAATCCCCACTTCGTGCATTTGTCTTAACCCCAACCCAAAATTGAGCTATTGCAAAATAGAGGACGCTAGTAATGGCTCAAGATTATCACCACGGCGTGCGAGTGATTGAACTCAACGAAGGCACGCGACCTATTCGCACCATCAACACCGCCATTGTCGGAATGGTGTGTACTGCCGATGATGCAGACACAAAAGCCTTTCCACTAAATACCCCCGTTTTAATCACTGACGTTAAAAATGCCGCGGGTAAAGCCGGCGAAACTGGCACGCTTGCACGTTCACTAGATGCTATCGGTAACCAATCAAAACCGGTTACCGTCGTTGTGCGTGTTGAACAAGGGGAAAGCGAAGCAGAAACCACGTCGAATATCATCGGTGGCACCACACCTGATGGACGCAAAACCGGCTTGCAGGCATTAACTGTGGCGCAAGGCCGTTTAGGTGTTAAGCCTCGCATTCTAGCCGTACCGGCTCACGATACACAGGCGGTTTCATCAACGCTCGCCGGTATCGCGCAAAAAATGCGTGCTATGGCTTATATTAGCGCCTATGGCAGTAAAACTATTTCAGATGCCATTGATTACCGTAAAAACTTTAATCAACGTGAATTAATGTTGATTTGGCCTGAATTCCAAAGTTGGGACACTGTCGCGAACGCAGAAAGTAATATCTACGCCACCGCGTGTGCCTTGGGCTTACGTGCCAAAATTGATAATGAAATTGGCTGGCATAAAACCTTGTCTAACGTGGGCGTTAATGGGGTAACCGGTATTTCTGCCGATGTGTCATGGGATTTACAAGACCCTGCCACCGATGCCGGCTTACTTAACGAAAATGATATCACCACACTAATTCGCAATAACGGCTTCAAGTTTTGGGGCTCCCGTACTTGCTCAGATGATCCGTTGTTTGCCTTTGAGTCCTACACCCGCACCGCGCAGGTGTTATCCGACACCATCGCCGAGGGTCTAGACTGGTCCATTGATGGCACGCTCAATCCCTCACTGGCTCGTGACATTATCGAAAGTATCAATGCAAAACTGCGCAGCATGACAACGCAAGGCTATTTGTTAGGCGGTGAATGTTGGTTCGATCCAGACGTTAACACCAAAGAAGAGCTGAAAAGCGGCAAGTTATACATTGATTATGACTATACAGCCGTACCCCCACTGGAAAACTTACTGTTACGTCAGCGTATCACTGATCGCTATTTATTGGATTTTGGCTCAAAAATTAAGGGGTAATCATGGCCTTACCACGCAAACTTAAAGATTTAAATCTGTTCAATGAGGGTGAAAGTTATATGGGGCGTATTGAAGAAATCACGCTACCGAAAATCACCCGTAAATTTGAAACCTATCGCGGCGGCGGCATGAATGGCGGCGTCAAAATTGATATGGGGTTAGAAGATGATGCGCTCTCAGCCGAATTAACATTCGGGGGCTTAGAAGCCCAGCTTTATAAGCAATGGGGGATCACTCAAATTGATGGTGTCATGTTGCGCCTCAATTGTGCCTATCAACGCCAAGATACCAAAGAATACACTGCGGTTGAGGTCGTGTTACGGGGTCGGTTCAGTGAAATTGACTCCGGTAATGGCAAGGCCGGTGAAAATACCCAAGTCAAAGCGCCTTTTAATGCTACGTATTACAAACTCATTTGGGATGGTGAAACACTCATTGAGATTGACTTACTCAATATGATTGAAAAAGTAGATGGTGTTGACCGCTTAGAAGAACAACGCGCCGCATTAGGTTTATAGGAAAAGTAAATGACTGAACCAGTAGAAAAAAATCAAATCACCGTGACGCTAGATGAACCCATCACGCGTGGAACAACCACAGTAACAGAGATTGTGGTACGTAAACCCAATTCTGGCGCATTGCGTGGTGTTCGTTTAGCCGCACTGATGGAAATGGATGTGGATTCGGCGATGTTGGTATTACCCCGCGTCACCGCACCGGCATTGACGAAACCCGAATTAATCATGATGAACCCAGCGGATATGCTGAATTTAACCAAAGAGCTTGTGCTTTTTTTGTTACCGAAGTCGGTGACTATGGATTTCCAGAACGATTAACCGTCAATGACTTAGTGGCAGATATTGCCACTATTTTTCACTGGTCACCGGCTGTCACCGATGAATTTTCCCTGACTGAATTATTAGAATGGCGTTATCACGCCCTTAAACGTAGCGGTGTAGAAGATGAGTAAAGATTTACGTTTACAGGTGATTTTAAGCGCCGTCGATAAATTCACGAAACCGTTTAAGAGCGCCCAAGCGTCAAATAAAAAATTGGCGGAAACCCTCCGCCAATCTAAACAACAACTCAAAGAGCTCAACAACCAAGCCAAGCAAATTGACGGGTTTAAGAAAACCAAGCAATCCCTTGATAGTGCGAGTCAAGCGTATCAACAGGCTACCGCCAAAGTTAGCCGGCTCGCACGTGAATTATCCACCGTTCAAAATCCCACGAGGGCCCAATCACGGGAGCTTGACCGCGCAAAAGCGGCGGCCGCAAAACTCAAAGCTGAAACCGGCACACTGAGTGCCTCATTGCAGCGCCAACGGGAAGCCCTAAAAGGCAGTGGGATTTCAACACGCCAGCTAAGCCAAGCCCAAATCAAATTAAATAGCGATATTGCCAGCACAAGCCGGCGATTACAGCAACAAGAGCAGCAACTAAAACGGGTAGCCAACCAAGAAAAACGAATGTCTGCGGCAAAAAATAGCTATCAAAATGCCATGGGAGTGCGTAATAAAATGGCCGGTAGCGGCGCGGGTATGCTTGCATCCGGTGTGGGGTTAGGTTATGCGGCTAAAAAAGTCTTAGTACCCGGCTATGATTTTGAAATCGGCATGTCGAAAGTGCAAGCCTTAACCCGCCTTGATAAAAATTCCGACGACTACAAGATGTTAAGGGAGCAAGCGCGAGACCTTGGGGCGACAACCGCATTCACCGCTAATGAAGTTGCACAAGGACAAGCGTTCTATGCCATGGCTGGTTTTAAGCCAGAGCAAATTAAAAATGCGATGAAAGGTACATTATCCATGTCACTCGCTGGAGACATTGACTTAGCCACTACGGCGGATATTGGATCTAACATCTTAACTGGCTTTAAAATGAACTCGAATGAAATGAATCGGGTTAGTGACACGTTAGTAGGGGTGTTCACTCGCGCTAATGTTAATTTAGCTATGCTAGGCGAGACAATGAAATACGTTGCCCCACCGGCAGCAGGATTGGGTGTTGACTTAGAAACCGCAGCAGCAGCAGCGGGTAAACTTGGCGATGCAGGTATACAGTCGAGCATGGCTGGTACTAGTTTAAAATCTATTTTTGGGAGACTAGCAGCCCCGACGTCAGAAGTATCAAAGGCTTTAAAAGAAATAAATTTAAAAACAACCGACTCAAAAGGAAACTTTAGAGAATTTACTGAAATTCTTGTCGAACTGGACAAGAAAACAAAAGGAATGGGTAATGCTAAGCGCGCTGGATTGTTTAAAAAACTAGCAGGGGAGGAAGCCTTTAGCGCCTTAATGGTTTTAACCGATCAAGCGTCCACGGGATCTTTACAGCAATTAATAGCTGAGCTTAAGGCCGCAAAAGGTGAAGCTGAAAAAGTTGCAAATGTCATGACAGATAACCTTGATGGCGACTTAAAAAACTTAACCTCGGCTTATGAAGATGTAGGAATACAAATTTTTGGCGGTGCGGATAGCCCTTTGCGGGATATCACTAAACGAGTCACAGACCTCATTTCGAAGTTTGGCCAATGGGCAAAGAAAAACCCTGAACTGGTCAAACAAATCACCATGATCACATTGGGGTTAGGTGCGGTGCTGGCCGTTGGTGGCGGAATCACATTGATGATTGCTGCGTTAATTGGGCCACTCGCCATGGCGAAATTAAGTCTGTCCGTATTAGGTATCAAAGGCAGCGGTTTTCTATCATTACTGATTAAGCCTATTAAGTTAATTGGAACGGCATTTATGATGCTAGGTCGTGCGCTATTAGCTAACCCGATTATCTTATTTATCGCAGGGATCGCTGGCGCGGCTTACCTGATTTATAAATATTGGGATGATATTGTTCCGTACGCTAAAAAATTATGGAACAGAGTGGCAGAGATCTTTTCCCAATTTTGGGAGGGGGTTAAATCCTATGTGCTGAATTGGGGGCTTGTCGGGCTGATCTATCAACACTGGGATGAGATTATCGCTGTCACTTCTCGTATGTGGACATTGGTTAAGAAGACCATTTCTGATAAGTGGGAGCAGATTGTCGCGGATGTTAAAGGTTTACCGGAACGCTTTAAACAAATTGGCGGTGAGATCATTGATAGCCTGAAAAACGGCATTTTAGAAAAATGGGAGGCACTCAAAGCTCAATTTGCCGAACTCAAGCAAATGGCAACAAACATATTGCCCGATTGGATGCTTTCGGATGAAACCAAAACTGTCCGCGCCATGTCACAAGTGACCGTTATTCAAGCCGGTATGAAAAGTGCGGGCATGTTCGACAATGGCGGATTTATTCCCCGTGGACAATTTGGCATTGTGGGGGAATATGGACCCGAGTTAGTTGATGGGCCAGCTCATATCACTAGCCGGAGAAAAACTGCTGCACTGGCTGCGGCGGCATTAACCATCGGCTCTATGACAGCGACAGCAAAACCCATCCATCCTTATGCTTTACCCGCAAATAGCTATCAATCCGCGCCAACAACCATAAATCAAAGCAATCACGCGGCAAATACTGCGCCGGTCACTATCAATGTTTACCCATTACCGAACCAGTCAGCAAACGATATTGCAAGAGAAGTCGCTAGACAATTAGAGCAAAACCAACGGCGTGAACAGGCAAGACGACTGAGTCGGTATCAAGACAGCGAGGACGATTAATTATGGCAATGGCAGCACTAGGCTTGTTTGTCTTTCAATTAAATACAACGCCTTACCAGATGATGCAAATTAACCAAAAATACCGTTATGGGGTGAATAATCGTGTCGGCAAGCGCCCCGCAGTTCAATTTATCGGCCTTGATAATGACGATATCACATTAAGTGGCTCATTATTCCCGTCACTGACTGGCGGCAGACTGTCATTGCTGGTATTGGAACAAATGGCAGAAACGGGAAAAGCATGGTCGCTGATTGATGGCTCAGGCACTATTTACGGTATGTTTGTGATTGAAGAAATCACCCAATCGAAAAGTATTTTTTTTGATGATGGCTCGGCCAGAAAAATTGATTTTACGCTGAAATTAAAACGCACGGATGAATCGCTGTCTCAAATGTTTGGCGATCTAGGTCAGCAACTCAATGATATTCGCGGAGCCTTACCGCTATGAGTTTTTTAACCAAAGATGAACTAACCCCTGCTTTTGTGCTCGCGGCAGGCGGTGAAAATATTAATAGCCTGATTCAGGGGCGTTTAATGTCATTAACCATGACTGATAACCGCGGCTTTGAAGCTGACCAATTAGATATTGAATTAGATGACAGCGACGGAAAACTCGCCTTACCTAAACGTGGAGAAACCTTATCATTGCATCTTGGTTGGAAAAACGAACCGCTGATCTACAAGGGGACGTTTACGGTTGATGAGGTTGAACATAGCGGCGTGCCAGATAAGCTCACGATCCGTGGTCGTAGTGCGGACTTTCGCGACACTTTAAACGTCAAGCGTGAGCAGTCTTACCATCAAAAATCGTTGGGCGATATTGTACGCACCTTGGCGGAACGCAATAAGTTAAAGGCGGTTATTGATGAAAAGTTAGATAAAATTAAACTCGCTCATATCGACCAAACCAACGAATCGGACGGCTCATTTCTCACACGAGTGGCGAAATCCGAGGGGGCAATCGTCGCGGTTAAAAACGGGAATTTACTGTTTATGAAACAAGGCCAAGGCTTAACCGCCAGTGGTCAGCCCATTCAAACTATGCACATTACTCGCTCAGTCGGTGACGGACACCGTTTTTCACTGGCCGATCGTGGTGCATATACCGGTGTTATTGCTAACTGGCTTGATACACGTGAGCCGAAAAAGAAAAAAGCAGTGACGGTAAAGCGTAAGCGAAAAAGCAAACAACCTGCAAAACCCGCCAAACCGAAAGAAAAACAAGGGGAATATTTAGCCGGCGAACAAGGGAACGTCCTGACGCTTTCCCATACTTATGCGACTAAAGAAAACGCCGCTCGAGCCGCAAAAGCCAACTGGGAAAAAATCCAACGTGGTGTTGCGTCATTTTCGATTCAACTCGCGGTTGGTCGTGCAGATCTCTACCCTGAAATGCCTGTCACCGTCAGCGGATTTAAATCCGAAATTGATAACGCGGACTGGACATTAACGCGAGTCGTTCATTCACTGAATGACAGTGGTTTTACAACCGCATTAGAGTTAGAGGTGAAAATTTCGGATTTAGATATAGCTGACGAATAATTTTTTAGACTGTATAAAAACACATGATATAATTCACATAACATCAACATCATGACAAAAGGTAATCTATCATGATGAATTGTCCAGAATGCGGTCATGCTGCACATACACGTAGCTCCTATCAAGTCTCATCCGAAACCAAAGAACGTTATAACCAGTGCCAAAATATTAATTGTGGTTGCACATTTGTCAGTCACGAATCAGTGACCAAAATTGTTGTTAAACCTGCACATATTAATGTTGTTGAACCGCATCCGAACAAATATCAACAACCCTCTTTAGCATTATAG